CTTCTTTCTCGCTTTGTGAAATTGAGAAAGAAGCCATCCTGGAAGCCATCGTTTCAACAGGCAGCATATCCCGCGCCGCCATCAGGTTGAGGATCTCGCGATCTACAATTCATAGGCTACTTCGCAGGAACAACATCGCTCTAAAGGTCAACGAGATCACCGCCGAACTCCGCAAGCAGCGTAAACTACTGTAGCAATTCGCGCCACCTACCTAGATTCACTACTTGTATTCCTTTACATCTCATCCCATAGTGACCTCAGGTGTGCGGATTCTTCCCGATTCGCATTGGGGAATCCTTAAAACTTGATCCGGTTCTTGAATCGGCGCGTTCCCTGCGATAAGCCGGCAGATTCTCAGTAATCCTTCGTGTCTGCAAAATGACTCCATACGACTTTCTCCCTCACCGCATCGACATCCTATTTCCCCACATTCGCATAGGCAGCGTCGTCGCCAAACGCCAGGTGAACGTGAAGCGTGCGATCGAGTACCTGCAGACGGGGCTTTATGCGCAACACTTCTCGGAATCAGGCGCATTCCTTGGAATCATCTACTCGCCCAATACTGCAAAGCCATTACGTGCGCGCTACATTCCCGAGGAGTTCTCGTCCTGCCCGATTGAACTGCCAGGACTGAAGTTCCTTCAGCCGGCAAACGCTACACCCACTTACCTGCGTACTGTGACGCAATCAATATGATTCCTTCTGAGGCAGCATTCCAAGCATACGGCAAGGTCAGGACTGCGAAGTTCCTGATTGATGCTGCATCTCTGGATGAACCCAATCGGCATATGCGAGAAGCGTTAGAGAAACTGGCGTGTGATCTCAGCACAATGTGGCATCAGTCTGTGAAGTAGTTGCCTATGCCCTGAAGGATTCGCACCCGCAACTGATGTGCTGACATGCAACTCCCCAAGCGTCCATGCGTGCGATACGGATGCAAAGCGCTCACGAATGGCGGCTACTGTGAAGCCCACAAGCCCAAGCGTCCAAGCGCACGCGCACAAGGTTATGACTCACGCTGGGATGGATACAGCAAAGCATTCCTGAGAGACAACCCATTCTGCTGTGATCCGTTCGGCAGGCACAGAGGCCAGGTCATCAGGGCCACAGTGACAGGCCACAAGGTAGCCCACAAGGGCAATACACAGATGCTCTGGGACAAGAGCAACCACTACCCACTGTGTTCAGGGTGCAATGCCTATCAGTGCGTGACTGAAGAAGGCGGATTTGGCAATAAAGCGGTGGTCAAAACGGTGGGAAATTCCTCTCATTAGAATGCGAAAGTGGTAAATCACGGCGGCGGGGTGGGGTAAATGTCTAGCGGATGGGGCAGTGGAGGCCGGGGGACACGACTACGAAAATCCGCGAAAATAGGTTTTAGGTAACATACTGCCCTGTTTGCAACGAGTTACACGCCTAAACGGGTCATATCGCAATCATTCGTAAATACGGCAATCTGAAGCACTTACACAGTGGTAAAAGTAGGCCGAAAACAAGGCCAAAGTGGAACAAACGGAATTCGATGCGCGGACGACCTCCCAAGCCGACCTCTCAGCAGATAGCCGAAGGGGACCCACGCAAAAAAGGCGTGCGTAAACTCAGGCAGCAGCTCGAGGCCGAGCCGAAAGCGCAGTCAGGGCTCCCCGAATGCCCACGTCACTTGTCCGGCAGGGCGAAAAAGGCATGGACGTTCTGGAAGATCGAGCTCGAGGTGATGAAACTCGACTGCCGACCCGACGCGATGATGCTCGAGGGTGCATGCGTCAACTATGCCCGCGCTGTCGAGGCTGATATTGAGATTGCATTGGACGGAATCAGTTTGCGGACGCCTTTACTGGACCGCAGAGGCGAAGTGGTCGGAGTTGAGGTCAGAACGCATCCCGCAGTGAAGGTTTCTAACGCATCGTGGCGCAATGTGAGGGCATTTTGCTCAGAATTCGGGCTTTCTCCGGTGAGCAGAACGAGGTTGGCGATCGAGAAAAGCGATACCTCGGACAAGGATTTGCTGTCATTGCTGACCCAGCCTCGAGCGAAATCAGCAGGGCCGCAAGTGCAATGACGTGCAATTCTCCCAATCCCACGCCGATATGGCGTGTAATTTCTTCGAAAAAGTCCTAAAGCATACCCAAGATGAGTGGTCGGGCAAGCCTTTCCTGCTTGCTCCGTGGGAAGAAGAAGCGCTCACCGCGATTTACGGAAGATTGGACGATGACGGCGCGCGAATCGTTCAGCAGGTCTATCTAGAAGTTCCGAAGAAGGCCGGCAAGACTGAATTTGCGGCTGGGCTGATCCTCTTAGAGCTTTTGCTGAACAAGATGTTGGGCTGCCAGGTGTACGGCGCTGCAGCAGCGCAGCGACAGGCCCTGAATGTCTATCGCGCAGCGCGAACGATGGTTGAACTCAGTCCGATCTTGAAAAAACAGTTCAAGATTCTGGCTTCAACCTCACGAATCATCAAGCGCAGCGATCCAAACAGCTTTTACGCTGCGGTAGCAGCGGACGGCGACCTCTCAGACGGTGTCAATCCAGCTTGTTCAGTGTGCGATGAGGTCCACCGGTGGCGTACCAGGAAGCAACTTGAGAACCATGACGTCTTGTCACTCGGCGGAATCACGCGCAAGCGCTCACTGAACGTCAACATAACAACCGCTGGAGTGCAGAACGAATCGCCGCTCGCATGGCGCCTGCACGAGAAAACGCAGCGAGTTAGTCAGGGAATTTTCGAAGATCCCACGTTCTACGGTCGGATTTATGCGGCTGATCCGAAAGACGACTGGACCGACGAGAAAACTTGGATCAAAGCCAACCCAAGTCTGAAGCAGAACGGCGGGTTTCTCGACATTGCGAAGATTCGCGAGAAGTTTGTAGCCGCACAGACTGACCCGGACGGCCTTCGATCGTTCCGACGTTATTTCCTCAACCTTTGGGACCAGAAAGAGAACCGATGTATCCCCATGGAGAGATGGGACGCCTGCTGCGGTCCGTGGCAAGCGCAAGGGCTACTTCCGAAGGCTCCGGAAGATTCTATTCGGCCTCTACCGACCGAGTTACTCAAATATTTCATCGGTCGCAAGGCCTGGCCGGGAGTCGATCTGTCAATGACGACAGATATGACGGCTGTAACGTTCGTTTTCCCGTCCGAAGATGGCAATTTCGACCTGCTTCCATTCTTCTGGATGCCTGAAAACGGGCTCCGGAAGCGCGAATTGAGAGACGGTATGCCCTATCGTACATGGGCGGAACAAGGCTTTTTAGAGCTTTCGCCTGGGGATGTGATCGATTATCGCGACGTAAAAGCGCGGCTTTTGTGGGGTACGCAGATGTTCGACATTCCGCAAATGTGTTTTGACCGCTATAACTCCCGCGAAATGTCTGCACAGCTCATCGATGAAGGTTACGAGTGCATTGAAGTAGGTCAGGGATACGCGGACATGAACGCACCGTGCAAAAAACTGATTGAACTCGTGATGCACGGCAAGATTCGACACGGCAATCACCCGATTCTGCGCTGGAACGCTTCATGTCTTTCAACTGAGGAGAATAACGACCTTTTGAAATTCGCAAAGCCCGAGCGCCAAAAAGATTCTTCGCGAATTGACGGGATGCAGGCCGCCGCGGACGGAATGTTTATGGCAATGCGCCACTCCGAAGGAACTATGCCAGCACTTGAGGTATGGGGTTGAGCGATCCGACCTGGCTGCAAAAAATAGCTCGCCGAATTCTGCTCAAAGCGGTCGGGTTCCCGATCTGGACGGGATCAACAACCGCGATTCCTCCGGGCGGATGGCGTTCGCTTGATTCCTTTGGGCAATATGCACTGCTGCTCGACGTGCCTGTATTTCGCGGGATCGTGCGCGTGCTCGGTCAGACTATAGGGTCGCTTCCGTTCGAAGTCTTCAGCGAAGATGCGCAAGGACGACGAACGAAGTCAACGGATCACGCAGTCTATCCACTGATTCACGATTCGCCGAACGCTTACATGACCTCGATGGAGTGGCGTCAAACGATGCTGCTCGATTGGGCCCTGACGGGAAACGGATATTCGGAAATCGTCAAACTCGGGAAGCGTTTCACGTCGTTCAATCCTTTGCCAGCCGAGAGAATGCACCCGCAGTTCGTAGCGGGAAAGTTCATCTATCGCTTTTCCGGACCGGGTGGTCAGCAGCGCGATTATTTCCCCGAAGAAATCATTCACATCAAGAATCCGACTTCGAACGGTTATGTCGGAATGCCGCATGTGCCGCTCTCGCTCGTGCAGCGTGCAGTTGACACGCACGCATTCGGCGCGAACTTCATGCGCAACCAAGGGCGGCCGTCCGGAGTGTTGAGCAGCGAGCAAGCTCCTCCAGCGAACGACGAGGCGTCAAAGAAAATGCGCCAGGATTGGGAAGAGAAATTTTCCGGGCCAGCGAACGCGGGGAAAACTGCGATTCTGTGGAAGGGATTGAAGTACGCAGCCATTTCGTCCACCCCTGAAGAAGCTCAGTACAACGACACCATCAAGCAATTGAATGCGGAGTTCGCTGGGATATATGGAATTCCGCTCAACATGCTCGATCAGACGGACAAGACAGCGACCTTCGCGTCGGCGGAGCAGTTCGATATTCAGTATGTGAAGCACGTTGCGCGTCCGATCGCGAGAATGCTCGAACAGGCGGTCAATAAGAAAGTTTTCCCGACCGAGCCGAACGTCTTCTGCCATCTCGATCTTAAAGACTTGCTGCGCGGCGATTCGCAGGCCCAAGCGAATTACTACGGATCGCTCGTTACAAACGGAGTTATGGACCGCGACCAGGCCGCGCGTGATCTCGGACTTCCGGAACGCGGCGGAACTTCGAGCAAACTGACCGTGCAGCGTGCGCTCACTTTCCTCGACGATCTTGCAACCGTGAAACCAGACCCAACGCAACCCCAGCCAACAGGAGCAGCCCAATGAAAACGAAAACTATTCGCCTTGAGATCAAAGATGTGACGGCGGAAGGCTCTTTCAAAGGGTATGCCTCGACCTTTGGCAATAAGGACCTGGGCGATGACATTGTCATGCCCGGAGCCTTCACGAAGACGCTCAAAGAAAATCCGCAAGTGCCGATTCTATGGGGACACTCGCCGCGCGAAGTGATCGGCGTCAATCAGATGGCGTCGGAAGATTCGAAGGGGCTTTATGTCGAAGGCCAACTCGCTATGGACGTGCAGCGCGCGCGCGAAGCTCATTCCTTGATGAAGATGAACGCGGTCAAGGGGCTCTCCATCGGATATGACCCTGTTGTGATCGATTGGTCGCGCGAAAAAGAAGGAATCCGGATTCTGCGCGAAGTGAAGCTCTACGAATATTCGCTGACGCCCTTCCCGATGAATGAACAGTGCATGGTGACAGGCGTTAAAGATGCGGATTTCAGCAACGTACTTCACGACGTCATTACCGAGATCTGCCGAATAACGCCCTGGGTAAAGGCGAACCCGAACTTCAAACTGCTCTCAGATGAACAGAAATCTCTGATTGAGCAAGCCATTGAAACACTTTCGGCACTCCGGGCCGCGAAAGCACCCGGGGCCGCCAAGCAAGACGAGATCGCGCCGGAGGTTCTCCACGCGGCTTCGGACCGAATCACCAAACTCTTACGAGGAGAACTCTGATGGAAACCAAAGAACTTGAAACAAAACTCGGCACCATTCAAACCGAACTGGAGAAGTTCATCGCGAAGCACACCGAAGAAGTGAAGGCCACCGGCGTGGCTTCCGCAGAAACCAAAGCAACGCTCGAAAAGCTCGGCGCCGATTGGAAAGAAACGTCCGCACGTCTGCTCGCCATCGAGCAGAAGCTGACCGCACCCGGGGACAACGGCGGCAAAGGCTCAGTGAAGACTATCGGCGAGCGCTTCGTTGAATCCGACGTGTTCAAGGCGGAAGCGAAGAGCGGCAAGGTCGGAAAGGTTCACATTGGCGACATCAAAACCGCCATCGTGAACGCGACAGGCCAGAATCAGCCATTGGTTCCCGATTATCGCGTTCCGGGTATCATCATGCCTGGTTTGCGTCGGCTGACGATTCGGGATTTGATGCCGAATCTGACCACGCAGAGCAACTTGGTTCAGTTCACCAAGGAAAACGTGTTCACCAGTTTGGCGGCTTCGCAAACCGGAGGCTCCCCGAACGCGGGTGAAAACGTTTCGAAGGCAGAGTCGGCTCTGACCTTCGTGCTTGCAAACGCTCCTGTGCAGACCATTGCGCACTGGATTCCGGCATCTCGCCAGATTCTGGATGATGCGCCGGCGCTCGCCGGGTACATCAATGCCCGTTTGCTTTACGGGTTGAAGATCGAAGAAGAGCGGCAGTTGCTGAGCGGCTCCGGTTCCGGCAACGATCTCAGCGGCCTGATCACGAATGCAACCTCATTCGACATCACCCAAGCTGACACGGCCAACGATACCTATATCGACGTGCTGCGAAAGGCGATCACCCAGGTCCAGTTGTCGTTCTTCGAACCCAACGCTTTCATCCTGCATCCGCGGGACTGGGAGCACATTCAATTGACGAAGACGACTGGCACGGCTCTCAGCGGCCAGTACATCTTCAGCAATCCGCATGTGGTTGAAGCTGACCGCATCTGGGGCTTGCCAGTGGTCCCGACCGTGGCAATGACTCAGGGGCAGTTCATGTGCGGCGCGTTCGACATGGCCTCGGCGCTGTGGGATCGCCAGGATGCAACGATTGAAGTCTCTCGCGAACATGCGAGCTTCTTCATTCAGAACATGGTCGCAATCCTCTGCGAAGAGCGCATTGCCCTCACCGTGTTCCGTCCGCTCTCGATCATCTACGGCGGATTCCCGTTCGGTAGCTAATAGCCTCGGGGAGAGGGTTCTATTCCTCTCCCCTTTCCTTTCCGACCAAAAAAAGAGAGCACACATGAAAAAATTACTTCTGGCAATCGGAGTCCTCGCGTGCATTCAGATCGCATCCGCGACTGAAACAGGGTTTGATTCGCTGGCCGATTCGTGTGTCTCGGTTACTACCACAGGAGCATGTGTAACCTTCAACGTCCATCCTCCTGATTATGTCCATGTTCCTTCCGTTCAATCGTTCACGTGGCAAACGACGATCTCCGGAGGAACAGCGAGCTCCGTGTCTGTAACCCTGGAGGGATCAATTGACGGCTCGAATTGGACGACTCTCGACACATCCACTAATACCTCTGGAGAGATGAGAACGAAAAGCACGGCGGCGGTTACCTTCTTCCGCTGCAACGTAGGCACATATAGCCGCAACGGAACGAGCCTAAGCTGTCAGATCATGCCGACGCG